CATTTAACATACTCTTCCAAATGTTCTTTTGTCCATGATTGGACAATCCCATCTCTTTTAACTAAGGGATTGCCTAAATAGCTTTCTTTATTTTCCATAACTAAATTATATTATCTTCGTGTAGATCGATAATCTTTGCACTTTCATCATTATTATTTTGTAATAGTTTTTGAAGTTCTGTGGTAGTACCAACAAATAGATTATTGTTTGTTATATTATTTGATTTCTCATCATCATTTTTATCTATATCTCGAAGCATTTTATTATGTTTCATTAATTCACCATTAGTGTCAGATATAGTTTTAATTAATGTGGCTAAAACCTCAAAAGCTCGTGGATGTTCTGATTCTCTTGCTATTTCAATCATACATTCTAAGCCTTCACGACCTTTTTCAATGAGATCATAATAGGTTTCTCTTGCACTATTATAGTCTTTTTCAATATTTAATTTTTCATCTTCAGTCATTAGTTGTCATATATTAGATCAATAGCCGTTTGAAAGCCATAATCTGAGTCCGCTATTATTGTTGAAGGATTTGGAGTCACAGTTAAAGTTGATATATGAATATCAGAATCTTCAAGACCAGCATTTTGATTATAAAATTCTATATTTGCAGACTTAATAATTTTACTATCTGAAATAGGTCCATAAAATTCTGTTTTCATATCAAATGAAAGAGTATATACAATAGTTCTTCGATCGCCAATTGTTGATTCATAATCATCTGAAAAGGTAATACCGGTAAGGATAATTGGTACATCAAGTTTATGAGTTGGAACATCATCAAGTGGTTTAATCGTTACAGCATATTGAGGAGTAAAATAAGGCATAATTTGCTCAACAACTTGTAATGCGTCATCTTGTGATTTTGCATAGATGTTTAACTCAAACGATATATTATATGGTGTACCATTAAATATCTTTGCTCTATTAGTATTCGAAGCAACTACACCTTGACTAGTATATCGATTTGTTTTAATCAGTTGACGTGCTGCATCATAAGTATAATCTGTAATTTCAAAAGACATTCGTGGCAATTTAAGAGCAAGTTTAGTTTCAGCTTCTTCACCTTGTGCCATATTTGCAAGACGTTCAATAAAATTTCTTTTGGGAGCATAAGATAGTGGACATTTCACCTGACTTATTGTGGCACCAGAAGAATTTTTACGAATGATGAATATATTATTAAAAAGAGATCCAAAGATCGATACACTTCTTCTTATCGTTTGATTATAAAAATAAGTTCCAAACATTATACAGGATCTCCAAATGGATTTGTCTCACTGAAATCAATAAAATCTGTAGCAAATGTATCAAATTCAACATTCTGATTCGTGTCATTAATATCTATTCGTTCAGTACGAGTGCCAATGATTCCAGTTGCGCCAGAAGTTAATCCAGTTAGTAAATCAGAATCGGCATATTCTGCAAACTTACCATCTGATCTACCAATATGTGCAAGCGCAAGTTTATCATTTTGATCATCCCAAGAAGAGACTTCACCATCAAGATAGATAGAATTATCAGAATCAATTATTTTACGAACAGTTTCACCTACTATAAATTGTAAAGTATGTGATTGTAATGTAAATTGTTGTGTATATCCAGTATCCTCAATTTTATCAATTGCGGTAAGTCCAGTATCCATATCTTCATCATTATATTCAAACAATTGACAACGCATTTTAAATACAGGTAAATTACTTAATTGATAAAATGGCGCATCTTTTTCAACATGTGTAATTTCAAATAATGATTTTGAGAGAGGTAAATATATCAGATCACCTTCTCTTGGGCGATAGAAATTAATTGCATTATTAACATAAGAAACTTGTTTAAGCCAACGGCGTCTTGCTAAAATAAATGTGGCTTCATCTCGTATTTCAACACCAAATTTTGAAAAGAGGTCTCCTTCTCCATCAAAACCTTCTGTGTTTTCAATGTACATTTCGATACGATATGACGAACTAAATTTAGAAATAGTATCATCTTGAAATATTGTATCTACATTAACGAGTTCACGTGGCAGATAAATTACATCTTGTCCATAATTCTTAATAGACTCGATAATAATATCTTCGTAAAGTGTTTGTTCTGAACGTACATCAGGTTTTAAATACTGATTAACAGCCATTTATAATCCTATCCAACAAAGAAGCTTAATGGCGCTTCATATTCTAGTCGCATTGCTTCTCTTATTCTTTCAATATCTGCAGTAGCATCATCATATATTTGTCTACCATTTAAAGTAACACCACCTGGTAGAGTCATTCCATCAAATTTAATAAGATTCATTCCCCATTGTTGTTTAATTGAGGCGGTCAAATAATCTTTGACAAACATATCGTTATATATTTGAGTATGAGTTGTTTCATCAACAATTTTCATAACTTCAAGTACAATATAATCCCCTGCTTTTAAATCACGATCTTGAGCACTAAATTCTCCATGTATGTACAGACGATCCTGCCTGCGTGCATAGGTAGTTTGAGGAGTGCCATTTAATTTCATATCCATCAAAGATAGATATTGTTGTAACTGTTCATAATAAGCGAGATCTGAACCAAATGTTGACATATCATAAATGTCATTCAACATCATTTGATATTTTACATCAAAAAAGTTTACACTTGCTGATGTACTACTAGCAACTGGAAATTGTTTAATTATATAGAGTATCTCATTTGGAATTGAAATATAACCATTTGTTACATCATCTGCAACAATTTGATACGTATAATATGTTCTATATGTCGCATCAAGATGATATTCCTGATATAATTGAAGTGTATCATCAAGACGATCTTCAATTTGATCTTCATCAACGTTAATTTCAATCACTGGAAAACCAAGTCGACGTAAACAAAAGTCTATCAATGTTTGTCTTGTTGATGGTGAAGCCATTATTTAATCCTTATTTAATCCTATTTATATCTTTAATTCAGTAGCACGCCAGCTGAATCATATACGTTTAATCTATAGTAATCGCTATCATTTCCGCCTAGTTCTACAGCATTAATATTCAAAGCATCGACGAATGATTTAATAACATCTGCTATAATGATTGCCGATACTTGAGCACTATCGACAAAATCTCCACCTAACGTTGGTAATACTGAAGCGACATAAGCTGAATCTGTAAAGTCAGCTGTTGTATATTTAATCTGATTATTCTGTACATAAGTCCCATCAATAACACCAGTGACTGTCGTACTATCAAGATAATTTGCATCGTTGCTAAATGTACTCACTGGTAAACTTGTTACATAAGCCGAATCAACATAATCCCCTCCAAGGGTAGGTAATACGGATAAAACATAGGCACTATCAGTAAAATCTGCTGTTGTATATTTAATTTGATTATTTTGTATATAAGTCGCATCAATAACACCGGTAACGGTAGTACTATCTAAATAATTTGCGTCATTAGCAAAAGTACTTACCGATAATCCAGTAACAAAGGCACTGTCTGTAAAGTCAGCCGTTGTATATTTGATCTGATTATTTTGAATATACGTTTGATCTATGACTGTAGTAACTGTAGACGAATCAAGGTAATCTCCACCTAATGTAGGCAATACAGATTGAACATATGCTGAATCAACATAATCTCCACCTAGAGTTGGTAGAACAGAAGTAACATAAGCACTATCTGTAAAATCTGCTGTAGTATACTTGACTTGATTATTCTGAATATATGTTTGATCTATGACACCTTGAACTGTGGTACTATCAAGATAGTTGGCATCATTAGTAAATGTTGAAACAGGTAATCCAGTAACATAAGCGCTATCAAGACCACCTACTGAAGTAACATAACTCGTAACATAAGCACTATCAACATAGTCATTGCCTAAAGTTGGCAATACACTTATAACATAAGCCGAATCAGCAAAATCTGCTGTTGTATACTTAATTTGATTATTCTGAACATATGTTTGATCTATGACTCCAGTAACTGTTGTTGAGTCTAGATAATTAGCATCATTACTAAATGTTGAAACTGGTAAACTTGTAACAAAAGCAGAATCAACATAGTCATTGCCTAAAGTTGGCAATACTGAAGTAACATAAGCTGAATCAACATAGTCATTGCCTAATGTAGGTAATACACTCGTAACATAAGCTGAATCAACATAGTCATTGCCTAATGTAGGTAATACTGAAGTAACATATGCAGAATCTGTAAAATCTGCTGTTGTATACTTGATTTGATTATTCTGAATATATGTTTGATCTATAACACCAGTAACTGTTGTAGAGTCTAGATAATTAGCATCATTACTAAATGTTGAAATAGGCAATCCAGTAACATAAGAACTATCAACGTAATCTCCACCGAGTGTTGGCAATACGCTCGCTACATATGCAGAATCTGTAAAATCAGCTGTTGTATAAATTATTTGTTGGCTTTGAATCCAAGCTTGATTAGCAGCAGATTTTACAAAATCAGAATCTTTAGCATTAATTAATGTTATAAGATTATTTACTGCGCTATCATCGTCATTAAGAGCTGCAGCAATTTCATTTAAAGTATCTAGAGTTCCAGGAGCTCCATCAATTAAATTATTTATTGCTGTACTAATTGAAGATGAAACAAAGGCGCTATCAGTAAAGTCGCTTGTATTATA